GGGCAGGGAGAAACTAGAAAAGATGTGGAAGATTCTTTAGCTAAGAGATTCCCTAACAAGAGATTCCTAGCAACAAAAGAAAATTTACAAGAGGTAGGTTGGCAATGAGTGATTTTTATTCAAAAGGTTCTAGAAGTGCTTCGATAGAACCATTATTTACTAAAGATTATATGGTTACATTTGTAGATACAGATGAATCGTATGAAGGTTTCGAAACATTCCATAAATTAGAACAGGCAGAATCTGCTGCACAAAGATGGATTGAGTACGACTATAACCCTATTTGAGGATTATTATGACACCAATTTTAAGTGAGTACCAGAATGGTACAAGAAACGCCAGAGTCTATAAAACCCATAGCGGTAACTATGGCGTAGTTTATTATGATGCGCAAGATGACTTCAATGGATTCGAAAGTTTTGAGAATATAGATAAAGCTGAAGATTTTGCCGAGGATTGGGTGCTTGGCTATGAGTCCGTTTGATTTTGTTAATGCGATTAACCTTACCAAAAAAGACTTAATCGCTGAAGATCCTCAGAATGAGAAGGAGTATACTAAAAGTAGATTTATCGTAAACAGAGCATTAGGATATTTCCCCGATACGGTATTGCCTGCAAATGCAATGAATATGTACAATGATATTCCAAGCAAGTGGCAATTCCAATTTTTCCTAAATACTATTTCGAAGAAGAAGAGATTCAGCAAATGGGTTGAAAAAGAACCCAAATCTGAGTCGCTTGAACTCGTAAAAGAGTATTATGGGTATTCAAGTGAGAAAGCGAAGGAAGCACTAACAGTTCTTTCGGAGCAGGACTTGATTATTATGAAAGAAAAATTATACAAAGGTGGAAAATAATGTCTGTAGAGATGATTTACTACGACTGGACGCCAGAGTCCATGCTTGAGGTGACACTGCCAGAACCTGACAATTTCTTAAAGGTTCGAGAAACTCTCACTCGCATCGGCATCGCATCCAGAAAAGAACAAAAACTATACCAATCTTGCCATATTTTACATAAGCAGGGTAGGTATTTCATCGTGCACTTCAAGGAATTGTTTGCACTAGATGGCAAAGAATCGAACATCACTTCTGGTGATATCGAGAGAAGAAACGCTATTGCTGGTTTGCTAGCTGATTGGGATCTATTAAAGATACTAAATACATCGCAGGCAGAACAAAAAGCGTCTCTGTCTCAAATTAAGGTCGTTTCTTATAAAGAGAAAGACCAATGGGAACTTGTACCGAAATATAACATAGGAAAGAAAACAAAATGATTAAACTTGAACTTGACGTGAATGAAGTAAACACTATTCTTCGTGTATTGGGTAAGCATCCTTTTGATGAAGTTGCTGCTTTGATTGTTAAGATTAAACAACAAGGCGACCCACAAGCTGAAGCTCTAAATGCAGCAGCTGCAGCACAGGCACAATTACCAGACGCCTAAATAATTTTATCCCTCGGGATGGGAACGTAAAGACTCTACTACCTTAGGAGCGTCTAAGGCTGGCACTACGACAAGGTGTCCCTGTACCACAGTAAGCAGGATTGATATGCCTTCGGGGTATCTACAATTTAATTAACTCGCTTAATAGGAGAAAACTATGAATCAAAAAGCATTCATCCCTGCATTCTTTTCACAAGATGCATTCAAAGACATCGACAAGATTTTCTTGGGTTTCGATGATCAATTCAAGCGTATGCAAGCATTGCATGACGACTTGACAAAAAACATTCCAAATTATCCTCCATTCAATGTCCGTAAAGACGGTAACACTTACACTATTGAGATGGCTGTTGCTGGTTTCGCACAAAACGAAATCGACATCACTATTGATGGTGGTAAGTTGATCGTTAAGGGTAACACTGAATCTGCAGATGCAGAAGATAACTTCATCTTCAAGGGTATCGCTAATCGTGCATTCACTCGTGCATGGGCTATCGGTGACTCTTATGAAGTTAAAGACGCAGAGTTGTTCAATGGCATTTTAAAAATCGCACTTGACAAATTAGTACCAGAAGAGCAAAAGGCTAAGAAGGTTCCAGTCAAAGCAGGTAAGGGCAAGCAATTCCTTACAGAGGATGAAAAAGATGAACTTTCTTCACGCATGTAAACAATTCCTTCGTGATGTTTTGCGTGATAGAACTACAACATTAGAGGAATATGTTAACTCTAAGAATCCACAAACTGCTTTGCAGGTGGAACAATTCGAGCGTGAGTACTATGCTAAACTTCGTAGAGGGAGTATGGTATGAATCAATGGATTCCAATGACAGATGATGACTGGGATTGGGTGAACGGAAAGGTTCCACCAAACCCAACTGATAAACAAAAATAAGGAAAAAGTATGAAGACAGTTGGAGATAAATTAGAAGCGTTTGTTGTAACAGGTGTTAAGCCTGGACAACCAGAAGATGCATTTTTCGATATTACAGAAAAATCATTTGAGGGAAAGTGGAAAGTAATTGTTTACTACCCAAAGGACTTCACGTTTGTATGTCCTACTGAAATTGTTGCCTACGACAAATTGGCACAAGACTTTGAAGATCGTGATGCAGTCCTATTGACTGGCTCTACTGACAATGAGTTCTGTAAGGTTGCTTGGCAAAATGCTCACTCAGATCTGAAGAAGATTAAGCATACACAATTCGCTGACACTCAGCGTGGTGAAATGTCTTTGATCAACCAACTTGGTGTATTCTACGCACCTGCTGGTGCAGCACTTCGTGCCACCTTCATCGTTGACCCAAACAACGAGATCCAGCATGTGACTGTGAATAACCTTAATGTTGGTCGTTCTCCTGAAGAAACTCTGCGTATTCTTGACGCATTGCAAACTGGTGAACTCTGCGCATGCAATCGTAAGGTGGGTGGGGAGACTCTGTAATGGCATTCAACGACACTATTAAAGGTGCGTTGCCAGACTACGCAAAGGACACCAAGTTAAACTTGGACGCAGTCCTTTTGCGTAGTACATTGGATCCTGATGTGGCTATGGGTTGTGCTGTAGCTGCACTGGCTGCAACTGGCAATGGTAAAGTATTGAGTATTCTCCTAGCAGACGCTCCTGTGTATGCAGAGTCAGCAATGACAGCAGCAAGTATCATGGCACAGAACAATGTATGGTATCCATATGTTGAGATGGCTGATGACGAATCACTAAAGGGTTTACCTGCGCAACTCCGTATGAACGCTATTGCAACTCATGGAGGAACTACTAAGGCAAACTTCGAAGCATTCTCTCTTGCTGCTAGTATTGTTGGTAAATGTCATTTCTGCGTTAAGGCACATTACGATACATTGAAGAAAGAAGGCTACACAGTAGAACAACTTCGTGACATTGGTCGCATTGCTGCTGTAATGAATAGCGTAGCCAAGGTATTGAACAGTTAATTTTTGCTTTCGTACAAATAGGGGGACTTCGGTTCCCCTAAATAATTTGTATGATGAGAGCAAAGTTATCCCCCAATCTAATTTCATTCGTGTTAGTGCGAAGAGGGGAATGGCTTCTCAAAGTCTCTGTTTACAAAAACAAATACATCATGGTCTTAGCCCAGCATGTCTTTGATATGGAACATACTATTATTCGTTTCTTCTTGGATCAAAACCAAGCAGCTGATTTTATTGAACAACTCGTAGAGGGCGTAAATGACAATCAAAGTTTTTAAACTTATCAATGGTGAAGAAGTGATCAGTGAAGTAACATCCACTTCAGAAGCTGGTTACTTTTTAGAAAACCCAGCAGTGATTCAACTGCAACAAACAGCACAAGGTGTGGGTGTAGGAATTGCTCCGTACATGCCATACGCTAAGGACAAAATCTATCTCTTCAAGCATGCATTGGCTAGCGAGGCTAGTGCCGATGAAAAGATGGAAAACGAATACCGTAGGGTTTTCGGTTCTGGAATTCAGGTCGTATCGGCTGGCTCTATCAAAATGTAATACTTTAGTATTACTTTCTGACCCTCCTACTAGGAGGGTTTTTTCATTGTAGAATCAACAACTTACAATCCCCTACAGGGAGTGGGGTTATTCCAGAAAGTTGTTGTCTTTAATTGCATCCTGATGTATAATATAGTCTTAGAAAGTTGAAAAGGAGTTTGTTATGGGTCTCGATATGTACTTGTCCGCTAAGAAATACATGAGTCGTTATTTCGATGAAGCTGATACTGAGAAGATTAAAACAATCAACGAATTATTTGGCGTCGAGGGTGTTGAAGATGATGACTATGGTGCACAGGAAGTAATTTTCCGTGTTGCCTATTGGCGCAAAGCCAATGCCATCCATGACTGGTTTGTTCGTAATGTACAAGATGGTCGAGACGAATGCCAAGAATCATGGGTGAGTCGTGAGCAGCTGAAAGAATTGGCTGACATCTGCAAGCAGATTGTAGCTGACCCGAAGAAAGCAGAAGAATTGATGCCGACTCGCAGTGGTTTCTTTTTCGGTTCCACTGACTATGATGAGTGGTACATGCAAGAAATGCAACACACTGCTGACAGAATCGAAAAGATTCTAGCAGAACCTGCGTTTGCTAAAGCAGACTTCTATTATCAATCGAGTTGGTAATGAAAGCGTTTCAAGAAACGACTAAGGACTGGGTGGGTGATGTGAGCAATCACATCTACTACCTGTCTGACGACAAGCGTAAGCTATACGCATTTTATAATGTTAATACGGGACTTGTGAAGAAATTCAGTAAGCCTATTGGATTTGATCCTCGTTACCGCACCTTTAAAGAATTGAAAAGAAAATGAATCTGAATAAGTTTTTCGAGAGCCTAGCAGCAAACAGTTCCCGCAATTTCAAAATCGAGCAACTGAAGCTGAATAGCGATAACGAAACCCTGCGAGAAGTTGTTCGCTTGGCTCTCGATCCATTTACTCAGTTCTATCAGCGTAAGATTCCTTCTTATACTACTGATACACAACATATCACAACTCTAAAAAATGCACTTGGAGGTCTTTATGATTTATATTCCCGTAGTGTTACTGGTAATGCAGCAATTGAACATCTCCGTATGCTTCTCTCATCTGTTTCGGCTGATGACGCAAAAGTTCTCGAGCGAATCATTCAAAAGGATCTAAAATGTGGCGTCCAAGCATCAACTGCAAACAGCGTCTGGAGTGGCTTAATTCACGAATATCCAGTAATGTTGTGCAGCCAGTTCGAGCAGAAACTGGTAGACAAGATAAACTACCCAGCCTACGTCCAATTAAAAATGGATGGAATGCGGTTCAACGCAATCGTAAGGGATGGTAAGGTAGAATTCCGTAGCCGAAATGGTAAAGAGATCCAGTTGCTCGGTAACTTGGAGAAAGAATTCGCTGCACTTGCTGGTGATATTGACTGCGTATTCGATGGTGAGTTGATGGTAATGGATCCTGATGACTACCAGTTTATGGATCGTCAGACTGGTAATGGTATCCTTAACAAAGCCAACAAAGGAACAATCTCATCTAAAGAAGCTGCAATGGTTCACGCAACTGTTTGGGATGTTATTCCTTACATCCAGTTCGTGGATGGATACTGTGCAACTCCATACTCCACTCGATATGCTTCGCTGAAACTTTTGGTGGACAAACAAGCACCAAGTAACAAAAGAATCTGGCTAGTTACTACTGATATTGTTAACAATCTCGATGAAGCACAGGTAATCTTTGAACACTATCTTGCCGATGGTTTGGAAGGTATTATTCTTAAAGATGGCAGTGGCGTTTGGGAAGACAAACGTGCAAAGCACCAGATTAAATTCAAAGGTGAACTTGAATGCGATCTTAAGATTGTAGGTATCCAAGCTGGCTCTGGTAAGTATGAAGGTATGCTTGGTGCAATTCTTTGCGAATCTGCAGATGGTATTGTAAAGGTTTCTGTTGGCTCTGGATTTACAGATGAGCAACGCAAGACTCTCGGCGAAGAAATAATTGACAAAATCGCTGCTATCAAGTATAATATGAGAATCAAGAACAAAGCTGGGGAAGAATCTTTATTCCTACCCATCGTTTTGGAAATTCGAGACGATAAAGAAATTGCTGACACCAGCGGAGATATTAAATGACATATGATGAATTTGAAAAGCACATGGCTGAAAAGTACCCTCGCTATTTCGGTGAAGGTAAACAGTATGGTGGATTCGCTATCGGTGAAGGGTGGTATCCTATCATCGAAGCATTGATGGCGCAGATTGATCACTACACCACATGGCGTCGTAATATGCGAGTATATGATTTGCGCCTAGATCGTGCACGTGACAAAGGTCGTGACGCTGTTTTGAAATTTATCTCTGACGGTAAAGACCCTCAATATTGGCATGAAGATCGTGCCGATGAAATCATGGCGATCCCTCAACGAATCATAGAAAGGGTTGAGTGGGTTCGTGTCGCACAGATTAAAGAGAAGTTCGGTGGTTTGCGTTTCTACTACGATGGTGGAGATGAGCACATTGCTGGATTGGTTCGTATGGCAGAATCTTGGGCTGCACGCACTTGTGAGAAGTGTGGTAACAAAGGTAAGCAACGCAGTGGTGGTTGGATCCGAACTCTGTGCGATGAACATGAAGCTGAATATCAAAAGGAGAAAAACCGTGAGTAAATTTGTATTGGTTGAAGCTATCTCGCAATTTCACCAGCGTTATGTGATTGAGGTTCCAGATAATCACAATGATGGTGAGTATCCTTGCAGTGCCGAAACATGGGCAGCAGATACAGTTACATCTGAAGAGATGAAAGAATTTTCTCAGAAATGGTTGGGTGAGACTATTATTACCACTCGTGAAGTCACAAAGGAACAAATTCTTGAACTGTGTGACGAAGACAACGATTATTGTAAGACATGGACTGATGAACAAAAGATGAATGCTTTTGTTACTGAGGTTGGATATAAGAGAGACTGGTAATGTTTATTTTCGACGTAGAGAGTTTAGGAGTCGAGTCAAATGCTGTCGTTTTATCGGCAGCTTTGATCCATTTCGACCCAGAAAAACGACCAACATATCAAGACCTTCTTGATGATGCTTGTTTCATTAAGTTCAAAGCTAAGGAGCAGGTACAGAAGTATGGTCGTACTGTTTCTCAATCCACTCTCGAGTGGTGGCAGAATCAGCATGAATATGTTAAGCAGGTATCGTTAGATCCTTCTAGCACTGATGTTACCGCAGAAGAAGGTTTGACGATCCTTCATAACTATATGAATAAGTTTCCGAACGCAAGGAAACAAACTATGTGGGCACGTGGCTCACTCGATCAACTTGTAATCGATTCCCTTGCCGTAAAAATTGGCGCACAGGAGATTACAGACTATGCTCAGTGGCGTGATGTTCGCACTGCAGTAGATATTATGTATGGTTCAATTAACGGATATTGTGAAGTTGACCATCCACTCTTTTTAAGGCATAATGTTATTAAGCACCACCCAGTCCATGACTGTGCGTTGGACGCAATGATGTTAATGTATGGAAAACAAGTTTAATGGAATTTTACACAAGTGTACATCCCATGGGCGACAAGATGCTCGTCCGTGGTTACGATAAAGGCAGAGCATATCAGCGTAAGGTGGATTTCTACCCTACGCTGTATGTCACTTCTAAGAACGAAAAATCAAAATGGCGTACACTCGAGGGTACTGTTGTTGATGAAGTGAAGCCTGGAACTATCAAAGAGACTCGAGAGTTTGTCAAACGCTACGAAGGTGTTCAGGGATTCGAAGTTTATGGTAATACTAATTATTCATATCAGTATATTAGTGATATGTATCCTGATGATGTTAATTGGGATATGGACTTATTCAAAGTCTTTACTATTGACATTGAAACGAAAACTGAAGAAGGATTCCCAGACATCCGTTCGGCGAACGAAGAAGTTCTTCTAATCACTATCAAGGATCTGAAGTCAAAGCGTATCATTACGTTTGGCACTAAAGCGTTTGTTCACAATCGTGATGATGTGATTTATCGTCACTGCAACGATGAACATCATCTGTTGCGAGAGTTCCTGCAGTTCTGGCAGACGAATTACCCAGATGCCATCACTGGTTGGAACACTGACTTCTTCGACGTGCCATATCTGATTCGTCGTATCATTCGTGAGTTAGGCGAGCGTGAAGCACAGAAGATCAGTCCATGGTCTTACATCAACGAACGCAAGACATTCATCAAGGGTAATGAAGAGATCCACTACGATATTCTTGGTATCAGTCAGCTGGACTATTTGGAACTCTACAAGAAGTATACTTACACCAAGCAAGAATCTTACCGTCTTGACTACATCGCACAAGAAGAACTTGGCGACAAGAAGAAAGAGAATCCAGGTGTTGACTTCAAAGACTTCTACACGAACTACTGGCAACATTTCGTTGAGTATAACATTCACGACGTAGAGTTGGTTGATCAACTGGAAGATAAGATGCGTCTGCTTGAACTGCATCTGACTATGGCTTACAACGCTAAGATTAATCCTGAAGATGTTTATTCACAGGTTCGCATGTGGGATACTATCATCTATAACCATCTGCGTAAGAAGGGTATCGTCATTCCACAGAAGACTTCTTCTGGTAAAGATGCTCAGTTCGAAGGTGCTTTTGTTAAAGACCCATTGATTGGTCAACATAAATGGATGGCATCCTTTGACTTGAACAGTCTGTATCCTCACCTGATCATGCAGTACAACATTTCACCAGAGACTCTCACATCCGAGAAGCTAAGCGTGACTGTTGATAAGCTGTTGAATCAGGAGATCGATACTTCTTACTGCCACAAGCGTGACCTTGCGTTGACTGCTAACGGCTGGACTTACCGTAAAGACATCAAAGGATTCATGCCTGAGTTGATGGAAACGATGTATGCCAACCGTAGTAAGTTTAAGAAACAGATGTTGCGTGTTCAACAGGAATACGAAAAGGACAAGTCACAAAAACATCTGCTGAAAGATATCTCTCGTTTGAACAACCTACAGATGGCGATGAAGATTGCGTTGAACTCTGCTTACGGTGCGATGGGTAACCAGTACTTCCGTTACTTCGATATCCGTATGGCTGAAGGTATTACGACTTCTGGTCAGTTGTCCATTCGTTGGATGGCTAACAAGCTGAATGCATTCCTAAACAAAACACTCAAGACACAAGACAAAGACTTCGTTGTTGCGATTGATACTGACTCAATCTATCTCACACTGGAAGAATTGATCGAGCGAGTTTGCGCTGACAAAGATACAGCTGGTAAGATCAAGTACATGGATAAAATCTGCGAAGATGTTTTCCAACCTTTCATCGATACTGGTTATCAGGAGTTGGCTGACTACATGAATGCCTATTCACAGAAGATGCAGATGAAGCGAGAGGTTCTTGCTGACAAAGGTATCTGGACTGCGAAGAAGCGTTATGTTCTTAATGTGCACAACTCTGAGGGTGTTCAGTTCGCCAAGCCTAAAGTTAAGGTGATGGGTTTGGAGATGGTCAAGTCTTCAACGCCAGCAGTCATTCGTGATAAGCTGAAAGATTCTATCGATGTTATCCTTAAAGGTGACGAAAAAGATCTACATAAGTATGTACAAGAGTTCAGAAAAGAATTCGATAAGATGCCTGTGGAAGATATCGCATTCCCTCGTGGTGTTAATGGTATGAAACAGTATGCTGGTTCTCCTGTTTATGCAAAGGGAACTCCTATCCATGTGCGTGGTGCTCTGCTTTACAACCACCACTGCAAGCGTTTCGGTATTGATAAGAAGTATCAGGCAATTCGTGATGGTGACAAGATTAAATTCGTTTATGTCAAAACACCAAATCCCTTACAAGAAGATGTCATCGCTTTCAGTCAACACTTACCGAAAGAGTTTGGATTGGAAGCATACATAGATTATGACAAACAATTCGAAAAGGTATTTCTTGACGCACTTCAGATTGTCATTGAGCCTTTAGGCTGGAAGACTCAAGAAGAAAGTTCATTAGAGGATTTCTTTGGATAATATTCGTATCATTAAAACTGGAATCAATGTATCAAAGATTCTTACCCAACTTAAGAAATACCCAGAAGACTGGGGAAACCAGTCGAAGGTTGAGGGTGTAGAGTCTATGCTAGATCGTGGATTCCCTCAAGTTGAAGCAGGAGTATTACAACTGGTCATGGGTGGTGTTGAAACACTAGATCAGTATGTTGGAGATACAGAAATCTGTATAGCAACCCCAGCTTACAATAGACACACAGAAGTTATATCGTTCGTTCGCCGTCACTTCAAGAAGTTTAGTCGATGTGGTTTCCTGTCACTGCCAGTTGGTGGAGAAGTAGGACAACACATTGACATTGGTAGTTACTACCAAACAAGAGATCGTTATCATCTGTCCATCCAAGGCAGATACATATACACTGTAGGAGATGAATCTGTTACAGTAGAACCTGGAACCCTACTGTGGTTCAATAATAAGTTACCCCATGGGACTAAAAATATTGGAGATTGTGTTCGTGTTACATTCGTCTTCGATGTACCACATTCCAAGAATAATCCATAATTGTCCTGCAATATTTTTTAGGAGATAATATGAAAGTATACAAATTCTATGCCGAATG